TATGAATACTTAAAAGGCAAATACAGGCTTAGAGGTCTGTTAATTAACATCCCAAACGGTTTTTTGGAGTGGTTCGATTCCGCTCCTGGGAACAAATTAAAAAAAATGATAGAGGTTTTAAAAATGTTTGCACTAGTAGTACTACAAAATGCAAGTTTTACACTGGTTTCTCGTGCGAGAAACAGTAATTCGTTATGGTTTCATGCAATTGCAAGTGTGTTGTCAAATGGTATTTGGTTACTTGTGATCAGGCATGTAGTACAAAATTTTGATAATCTGAATATGATGTTCGTGTATCTGGTTGGTTCTGTATGTGGCAGCCTGCTGATGCATCATATTTCGATGAAATATTTTGAAAAAAAATGAACGATATCCAGTTTTTAGAGCTGCTAAAAATAGCGTTTAAAGACCATTTAAATGCCTCGGAAGGTTTAAAGCCTTCCCTCCAGCAGCTTTTAGAACTGGTAGAAATGTTCAGAGAACAAGTAATAAAAGAATACGAAAAAACACTTACAGAATATGAAAACGAATGTACAACAGATGAAAGACGACATGATCCAGAAGTTCGGCAAATTTGCCATCGGCCAGTCAGTATGGTTGCATACTCGCAGAACTTCAGATCTGGAGGAATTGACTCCGAATGAGCTTGAAAGCTTGTATAATCAATTCTTTCCTCAGCCAGTTCATGCTGATCCTGTAGTGGAAATGTACCAGGAGCAGCATCTAAAGTCATTACGATCTATAATTTTGAAGGATGCACAGTATATTGGATTGTATGATGTACAGAACTGGGATCCATTTAACGCTTTTATGCGTGAAAAATCACCTTTTAAGAAAGCTTTGAATAAATATACTGCAGATGAATTTGAACGGCTAATTAAGCAGTTTAAAAGCCTTAGGTCAAAATATGACAAAGCCGCAAAAATACCAGGCACTAAAGAGTGGTATCATAAGAACCGGTTACCGTTACCGTCAAAAAATTAAAACGCCCATAGCCATACAGACCACGGGCGCTTTGTTCTCGCACAACAAAGATAATCAATTTTCTGTATGGCTTACAATAAAACTAATTACTACAAGAGAATCGTGAAGGTTCAGGAGATTGTTAAGCGGGAAAAGTTTTGCAATGGCCTAACCTACAAAGAAATTTACTACAAGTTCATTGAAAAAGACTTTAATATTTGTTACAGAACCTTTAGTACCTGGTTAGGTATTCCTGCAGAACGTGAGCTGAAGAAGTTACAGAAAATTGATGAAAAGAACGGGGAACAATTAACCTTAAATTTTTAAATATGGACAATGTAACGCAGCAAAGAATTGCATTACTGCACCCAAAAGTGCGAGCTGAAGTAACTAAAATTATTAACGAGTGTAATACCAGATTAACCGGCAGAGCTCAGGTAAGAATTGCACAGGGATTAAGAACTAACCAGGAGCAGACAGCTCTTTATGCTCAGGGCAGAACAACCAAAGGTCCTAATGTTTCAGCTTCAAAACCTTTAGGAGGTACAGTCACCAATGCCAAAGCCGGACAAAGCATTCATAACTATGGTTTAGCGGTGGATATCGTGCTGATTATCGATGGAAAAGAGGCTTCCTGGGATACAAAAAAAGACTGGGACGGAGACGGAATTGCAGACTGGTACGAATGTGTAGAAGTGTTTAAGGCCAACGGCTGGGACTGGGGTGGAAACTGGAGAACCTTTAAAGATTTACCACACTTTGAAAAACGAGGTTTTTCCTGGAGGGATCTGATCGTAAAAAAAAGAGATAAAGAAAATTATGTTATTCTATGAAAATAACCATTAATATTGACAATAACCAACTAATAGCCATCAATAATATGATGGCTATTATTGATCAAATGCAGTTTATTAATACTGGCAGATCTCGGAAAAGTTCTTTTGTGATCTGTTGGGAGCTTCGGGAGATGCTTATGAAAAAAGCTATAGATAAGCGATTGACAAATAAACCTTTTAAGCTTAAAATGCCTTACTATAAGGCTGATGCACTCTGGTGGTTTTTAACAGAGTTTTACATTCTGTTTGAGTTCGAATCAGGAAGTTATGAGGAGAATGTACACAGGATGATCACTAGCGAATTACACCAGAAATTACAATAAATTACATAGCATTACGGATATCCGTAAGGAAGTAAATTTTTATAAAAATATATTTGTGATGTTTTAAAATTATATAGTATGACAGAATTTAAAATTAATCAATCAGCGTCAATTATTGACGAGTTTGTTACCCACTTAGAGAGTGGCCACATGGGTGCTGCTATTCTTCGGAACTGGAACTACAAAAGAGAGGGTGATACTCTTTATTTTACCCTTAAAAATGGTGGTATTGTAAATTTATCAGATCTTATCTGGTTTGGATATCTAACTAATAACTAAATTTGAGCTATGATAGTTTACATTGATTTAAAAGATCAGATTATAGAAGGTGAAGATCGTTTTGCCTTCTATGACACTATTACGGATTCATTTTGCAGCTTCTCCGGATGTCAGTCCTGGAGTAGTATGGATGAGTTCAAAATGGACTATGACGGTGATGAAATTGAACGGTTTACAAGTAAGATTCCTCCTGGATATAGTGGTACTTTTGAGATTTCCAGCAAAGATGTTGACATATGGAGAGAAGCTATTGTAAGATGTATGGGAGAACCAATTAATTTTAGAGAGCCTCCAGTACATCCAATGGATGGAGATCCCAAAAGGGCTCCACTGGTTGAAATCTGGAAGAAACAACTGGAAGCAGCTATCAGAGCTGAAGATTATATTCTAGCTGATAATCTGAAGAATAAAATTGATAAGTATTTAAACAAATGAACATAGCAGAACAAATACTGGAAAGATTAACACCTGAGACAACTTCTCAGGTGTTTAATACTGTTTCAATGGATATACAAATAGAAGTTTTAGGGCATGATATTACATTTTGCAGTAATGTAGTTACACCAAGTATGTACAATCTTGCTCTTGAACTTTCCGGACATTCACCTGAAAAAGAATATAGATTTGATCCTATTAAGTTTGAAGATTGGTGTAGGGATCATCATTTGATTTGTTTGGAATCCCCTTTCTTTAAAGGGTATGTTATATCCACGCAAAATGATGTATACTGGTGGGCAAAATATACCCAATCTGACAAGAAAAGATGCGCTGATGCTCTTCAAGAGAAATTATGGATCTATGACATGAAAAATGGTGCAATGTTTCCGACTCTTGTTGAAAGTGTAAGGAAGTGTAATGATCCATACAAGCCAGAGATTGAAAGATTTTATCTCGGTGATGAGCTCATTTTAGAATGGGATCATGATAGCAGTAAAAGCCTGGAAGAACCTTTAATAAAATAGTATATTATGAAAAAGATGTTGTTTTTTTTACTTGTCTCAAATTTTTTCTTTGCTCAGCAATTTAAAAAGCTTGATTCATTGCAGTTTAAACAGGCTATCGAAACTTTGGTATCTGATACCGGGAAGAAATATGAACCGATACCGGAAAGCGAGAATGAAGACAAAGATGTTTTTAAGTTTGTAAATGCAGATGATAAGTCTGATGTTTTATATATCCAGTATTATACAGTAATGGAAGGTGAAAACAAAGATTTAGAAATCAAAGGAGTAAAAACCTGGAATATTCGTACCCTTTATGGTAAGTACTTAAGCTTGTTTCCACTGTGGAAAAAGTATATAGATCCAAATGCGGATGCTGAAAAAATTAGCAATAAAGAATATGCTATTATACGCACTAAGTATTCAATTTCAAAAATTAAAGATGGATTCTGGAGGCTTCTTTTATAAGATTGGAACCACACTTTTAATAGTGTGTTGTTTCCATACTTCTTTTGGTCAGATTTCGCCATCAAGAAGCAAAGGAGAGGTTTTTAAAAACCGCCCGGACTCACCTTCAGAAAACTTAAATTATTCCGGATTGGTTGTTGTTAAAAAGACTATGTACGGTCTGGTGTATGAAGACAAAAAGCTTCCGCAGTCTGTAAAAGATAGAATTGAAAAATTCTTTAAACGCCGTTTAAATGGCTATACAGACCTTGGAAGCTATGGATTAAGGATTTGGCAGCGCTCCGGAAAATGGTATATAGACAATACCGAAATCTAATCCAGAAGAGCTTTAAATAGTCCTCCTTTAATTTCGATATCATTAAAATTGCCCGTAGGATTCTCACGGGCTTTTTCTTTTCCTGTGTAGCTGCACTGGTATACCAAAATATATTCGTCCGTGATCACCGGTTCTATCTGCAGGTCTTCTGAAGCTCTCTCCAGTTTTCCGGTATGTGTACTCTCCAGACTGTGTAAAATACCATCTGTAATTTCTATAAAATCTAAGAATTTAAGAGCCTCTAAAGTGTTAGCACCGTGATTACTGGTATCTCTAAGCTGCTCATATAAGAGTCTGAATGTTACTGTTGCAATAGCCGGATTCTGTTTATAGTCAATACTCCAGCTGACAAGTAAAGCCGGAAAAGGTAATAATTCAAAAAACTCCGGATCCTGATCTTGACCGGCGTATAAATCAATATGCTGTACAGGAACAATTCCCTTGGATCTATACAGATCCTTTGTTTCTTCACTTGTTGTTTCTCCCGTAAATTTCTCCAGGAGTTTTAAATAAAATGCTTTCATTATAGATTAGAAATTTCATTGTCTAACATTCTACTGAGATGATCACCTATGTTTTTTGCTAATACCTTGGAATCACCTAAAAACCGGCGCTCCGGCATTGTTAGTTTCATCTTCCGGGTGTGAGCTTTAACTATTGATGTTTCACCAGAATTCACTCTTTTTTTAAGTTTTTTTCCAGTCTTCTCACTTACAGCTCTCTGGGTTCTTTTCCTTGAGAATGATTTTACTGTTACTGTTTTATTGATACTTCCGCCCTCATTGTGTATTTGCGCATAAGGAACATCAGTTCCTATGTAAACATAATAGCTACCCTGTTTAACTTTCCGTATTGATCGTTTTAATCTTCCGGATACGGTCATTAAGGACCCTCTCCCTGGTCTTTTTCTTTCTTTCCAGCCTACAGCACTTTCATTTAACCAGTTTTTCTTTACAAATCGCTCTTTTGAGAAGTTTACAGCCATAATTCCAGCCTGACCTACCATTCTGTTGAGAAAGGCCGGATTTTGCACCTTAGAGAGCTTTTTAAAGAAATCTGTTTTTAATTGTAAACTCATGATGTTTCAATATTTCGCATGACTCTCATCATAGCTTCATTAAACCAGTTTTCTACATCCTGTAAACTCATACCTGCAGCAGAATTTCCGTTCATATTGATTCCGCCCTTATTTAAGCTGTCAATATTAACTGTGATGTTTTTCACCTGTTTGGCATCGCCGGTAACCTTATTTACATCATCCTTCAGTTTGTTCTTTTTGCCTTTTGGGGTTCCTGGAGTATCGGAAAACATTCCTCCGGTTGTTCCATAAAGAGAGGTTAAATCTTTAGGTGCTTTAGGAGCTCCGGCCTTTTTCTTTGCGTCTTCCTGTTTCTGTAAATAAGCATAGATATCGCCCTCACTCTTAAGTCCCATCTTTGCATATTTATCCCATTCTGCTTTTTTAATAAGCTTATCAGAGGGAGCCATTCCTGTATTCTGTCGAAATTCATTTAAACCCCTTTGCATATTGGTGAAGGCAGCACCCATTTTTCCCGGAAGTTTTGACATCATTCCAAAGATCTGCTCAATAGGATGCAATATTGAGTCTGCGAGCGCTAGTCCAATACGATTTAATGCGCCCACAATTCCATCAGTTGCAAATGCCTGCTTAATCAGTCCCCAGGAATCATATATTTTTTTTATTCCGGAGATCAGTATCCCAATAGGTCCTAATAGCATAAGTAAAGCAGCACCCCATTCATTATATTTTACAATAGCAACTGTAACAATAGCAATAGCTGCTGCAACAGCTGCGATAATAAGCGTAACAGGATTTGCATACATAGCAATATTAACAGCCCATACAGCAGCTGAAAGTACTCCTAAAACGCCAACAAATGTGCCTATGAGAGGAATAAGAGTATCTATATTCTGATAGATCCACTGAAACACTGGAGTTAGTTTCTCCAGTGCAGATGTTACATAAGGAAGAACCTTTTCCCCAAGCTTAATCATAGAGGCTTTCATGTTATTTTGGATAACAGCATACTGCTCCATTGGTGTTAAGGAATCCATGTAAGCTTGATTAAGAGATCCCTGTGCGCCGGTTGTTGCTTTAGTGGCCTTTTTAAGTCCTTCTATATCCTGCATTAAGGTTCCGAATCCCAGAGCTGTAGACTGGTCAAATCCAAGTTTACTTAACTTCTGTACTTTTTGTTCATCGGTTAATCCATTCATCGCTTTATTGAGCTCCTGAACGATATCTATTAACGGACGAATCTTTCCTGCAGAATCAAATATATTAATTCCAATTGCCCGGAAACCACTTGCATACTTACCTGTTTTATTGTCGATTTTACCCATTGCTACATCAGCGTTGGAAAGTGTACGCATTATACCTTCTAAAGCTGTTGTGGACTGTTCAGCACTCAGCTTCGTACTTAGTGAGGCCCAGGCTCCTGCAGCCCCTTCCAGTTCGTAACCGATAGCTCTGGCCAATGGAACAATTTTAGGCATATACCTGGCGATATCCTTAAATTCTGCATTACCTTCCTTCACCGTCTCAAAGAGTACATCGTACACCCGGTTAATGTCTTTTCCTGAAGACATCATGGTGGCAATACCGGCGGAAGCTACAGTTTCAATGTCTGTAAATCCTGCTTTTGCAGCTCTTAGCGTTGGTTCCAGTGCCTGCATGGATTGATTAACATCAAGCCCTGCAGATATGATTCGTCCAAATGCTTTGGGAATTTCTTCCAAAGGAGCTACGTTCCTGGCTCCAACATCGAGGAGCTCATCAGATAGTCCCCGGAGCTCTTTTTGGGATAGTCCGGCGGTAACATTGATCTCGGCCATCTTGACGTGCCAGTCGTTGGCCATCATGGTAGCTTTTGCTGTAACTCCCCATAGTGCCATAATAGCAGCTCCGGCAATTGCAGCAGGTGTTTTAAGGTTTTCAATAAGCTTTCCTAAGCCCGGGATTTTATCCTCAAGACCTTTTAGCTTACCTTTCATTTTGTCAACACCATCCGACCATCTTTTCTGAACCTTATCCCACTTGTCGTTGAATAGTTTGGAACTCAGATCGATTAGCATTTGTAATTTCGAAGTTGCCATATTTAAAAATTTTGTATATTTGTAATAGATAATGACATGGTGGTCATGAATAAGTGCTTACATGATAAGATCTCACAGCACTGAATACCGGGACGCACCGCACCATCATTATCCGGATCTTAAAAAGGTTTGCTGCTATGCAGTAGACCTTTTTTATTTTATTTTGAGCCCCAGTCTTTCTTTGGCTTCATCTCTTTTCAGATTGTACCAGGTTTGGATCTCCAGACCTTCCATTTTATTATTCAGGTTAACATTCACAATCACCGCCCTATCTTTATAGAACTTCACATAATGAGAATTGTACTTTCCTTTATTGCGCTCATTAAGCCATACTTCATCCGGGTTCTTCAGGATATCTTTCACATGCGGGAAGATCTGGTGACGTTTTTCAGCATCTGAAGTATAATGTCCGGACGTGTGGGTTTTAAATGTTTTTTCAGGGAGTACCATCTTTCTACCCATATAATCTGTAAAGCCCATATAGTCCTCGTTTTTCTCCTTTTTAAAGAGGTCTTTAACATTCTCCGGAGTAATAGTTTTGTCCAGCTTCATAGGCTTTAAAGTATCTTTAAAGTCCTCCCATTTTTCAAGACCGTATTTGTCGTACGTCATGGAACCTATTTTTTTGTCAAGTCCTTTATTGTCTGTGTAGAATTGTTTACTTGTGAATACTTCCTTCAGATCACCCCGGTTTATTTCAAAATCTGAATTTTTGAACTTCGGATCCCGTTCATACATAAGCTCAGTGCCACGCCTTCCGGTGGTTACCTTTCCTTTTGTTTCTCCAACATACTGAAGCATTTCACAACGACATCCATAGCCATTCGGTGGCCAGAGCTTCATAGCTTCTTTATCATCCAGGCTAAAGATTTTTCCCTCCAGGATCTGGTGTGCTTCTCTTACTCTTTCATCACCAACAGTTTGGTATTGTACAAAAGAAGTTACCGTGTCTTTTTCAGCCATAAACCGGACATATGATGCTGAGTTTTGTCCTACAGCAATAGAGAGGTTGTATTCAGTTTGCAGGTATTTTGTATTCAGATCTGCTGTTTTCTCCAGACACAACCTTTTAAAGTCATTAAAAGGCCTGATTCCTTTGTCTCCGTCTGTTAACAGATCCATCATTGTGGCATACCTGGCCTCTGTTTTACTTGCTGAAAAATCAAAAAGATTATATTCCATCATCTGGAGCATAAGCTGATCTGGACCGGTATAAGGATTAAATGTTTCAAATCCGTCACGGAGCCCTTTTATTAGTTCTATGGCTTCATTTGTGATGAGCTCACCCATAGCGCCCAGGATATCATCCTTATTCCATATTGCCTGAATGAGCTGCTCAACATATTTTAAAATATTGCTTTGAGAAGCTTCACTTATTGGCATTGTATGGTTTCCGCATGTACAGTCAAATCCGTAGCGCTCTGGTTTCTTTATGTTCTGGGGCAGATAAGCTGCAGCAACATTAGGTTTCGTCAGATTTTTTTTTTTGCCTTCAAACGGTATATTGAAAGTTTTAGATATCCAGTCTTGTTCTACAGGAAAACCTTGAGTTAATAAACCACTTGTAATTGTCCAGAGCTCTGTTAATTTAGTTTCCTGTTCAGCGGTTTTAAATTCAAAAACATCATCTTCACTTATTGGATATCCCTGCATTCGGAGAAGTGGAAAAAGCTGATCATTGACAATAAACTGCAGTACACGTTTATCAGCCTGGGCAATTCTATTGTCCAGGTTCCGCTCATGTACTTCTGTCTGGCTTCTGTTGGTTCCCTGATCTGACAGCATTGTGGATCCTATGATCTGTTTGCTTATCTCATCATCGTTCGACTTTCTAAATTGCATATACACCTGATAGGCATCAGTTCTATTAGCTTCCTGGAACTTGATATCTGTTCCCGGAGGGAATGTTCCGACAGACGCTTCACCTAAGCTTAAAAGCATTTCGTGTACATCATCCAGAACCTTTGGATCTGTGGTGTTGGTTGTAGCTGTAATCAAAGGAAGCCCGAATTTTTCGCAGAACTCTGCCCAGGCCTGCATAACATTTCGCTTCCAGATAAGGTTTGGAATAATGTTGTTAATAATCCCCAGATCGTAATTTTTACCAATCTGAATTAACCAAGGTTTGAAAGTATCATCCTGGTAATTGATAAATTCAGGTTTCAGTACATCCGGATATATGCGCCCACGGGTTGGGACTACGTTTCTACGGGGAATCATGGAGATTTCAATTTTTTCACCCATAAAGCTTTGAAACTCTACGAGTGTTGTTCCCTTTAATAGATAGTCCAGAGCATAACCCAAAAGCTCATAAAACCATTGCTGCTGAAGTGTAAAAGTTAATACCTCATTTTCTTCTCCTGTTTTCCGGTTTAATGCACGGTAGTCTGTATTGAGTGTGGAAAGCTTTCGCATCTGTATTTGTGACTGAAGGTGTCCGTCAGTCATCAGGTCATCAACCAGATCATGGAACTGATTAAATTTAGGATCCTCTAAGCTTAGCGTGGCAGTGAGTGATTTTCTCCATTTATCAATGTCTTTTCTGGAGCTGTCTTTAAAAGCCTCTACAATCTTAACAATAGCCGGGTTTTTCTTACCCTGAGACTTTGGTGTTTCGGATTTTGCAGAAACGCTGTTTTTTTTAACTGAAAAATTAAATCCGAGTATATTCATGAGAATTTATTTATAATGTCTTAAAATTGAATTTAAACGCCGTTTAAACGAAAGATTACCACCTGTGGTTACTTGGTGGATACTTAGAAGTAAACTTTATACTCTTAAGATCTGCTCCGGTATCGTCCTTTTTTACAGGGAGGTCAGCAGTAGCTTCACCAGTGGCTGCCAATTTTAGCCAGTCAAGAGCATCCTGATATCTTTGAGATCTGATATCCGGCATTTTCCTTGGAACTGTAGCCGTGTATAAATGATAAAGCGTACAGTCTAAAGCGATCATTACAATATGGCTGTTTCTATCCTCTCCGGATTTTGAAAAGATAGCTGCGATATCATATCTCCCAGAGAGGTAGTTTTTCACCTGAGAAATGCCCATTTGCTCAGCAGCTCTTAATCTGGTTTCCGTATAGTTCTCCAGAAGAATGTCTTTTATTTCATTACGCACCAGTACGGTGTAATCGTCATCGGTTATAAATGCCATTAGAATCGGTTTTTTTGTCGGTTAATAATATCCTTCCGGGAAGTAGTCTTCATCGGTGTTTTGTTGGTGAGTGCTGCTACATTGAGTTTACTTATTGCACTTTGCAGTGCATCCGGAGCATCGTCATGTGCTCCGGATCCTTTGGAAAATGCCAGGAGCTGGTTCGTGAGTTCCTTATTGTCTGTAGATTCTTTGTCTTGCTCATTAAACCAGATATTCCCTCTTTGGAAATACCCCTGCATGCTTTCGATACGGTCGAACTTTCCGGACTTTGATTTTTCGTCGGCCACAACCGGCACATACCAGCCCAGTTCATCACCAACAGTATCGAAATCATTTACAAATTCATCCTGAGCAAAAAGCCCTTCAATGAAGTATTGAATGTTGTGTTGTAAAAGATTATTGTCCTGTACATACTCGTATAGCCACTTTGCAACATTGTATCGTGAAGTTTGGCGTACAAAAGAGTTGAGTACATGAAATTCTCTTCCTGTTTTTCCTGCAAAAACCATTGCTTTAAAGTCACCGGCATCTTTGTACGACAAGTCACCATAAAACACTAAAGCGTCGTATGATCTGAACTGAAGCCTTGGTTTATACTGGATCCACTCGTTTTTAAATATTGTACCCTCTACAATATGTATGTGCATATATTCCCGCATAAAGGAGCGGTACGGTGTAGAAAGGTATTTTTGCTTCCAATAAGCTGCAGTGGTTTTTTCCGGCCAGTTCGGTTCAAAGGTGGTAAGGTTTTTAACTGCAGGAACTGAGAGCGTAAAAAAAGTAGACTTTATTCCGGCTTCTTTTAATCGCTTAGTAATAAGTTTAAATTCTTCCTTCAGCTGATTGATCAGTGTATTTTTATGGAAGTTATTGTTTGCTACTATGAATCGGCGATATTTCCCCCCTTCATCAAATGTTCCCTTTGCATCTTCCCAGGCAAAATCAAATAATTTTTTTGAAAGATCATCATTATTAACTCTTTGTCTGGTGTCGACATCATCAAAAACAATATAGTTTGGACGTGATGTTCCTTCCCTGAGTCCTCTGGGTGACTGTCCAGGAGTTGAAGTCATAAATTTAACTCCGTCCGTAGTGGTAAAATCCCCGTCAGCCCAATCTCCAAACTTAAATTTTTTACCGTAGTAATGAATGAATGTCTGATTGTACATCAGTTCACTCTGGATATCTGATATCAGTTTTTTAGCCTTCAGGTCTGTCTGACCAAACAGCAGCATAAAATGAAGCTGATCCGTAACATATAAGTACATAGGAATACCAAGGCATATATGTACAGACTTTGCTCCGGATCTGTAGATTTCTGCAAGAACATCGCATACCGGATTATCAATAATAAGTTTGGCTAATTTTTTATGAAACCATGCACAGGGTACTTTTGCATAATGTGGAAACATTTTTTCGAACCAGGTGATGTAATCTTTTTCCCACTCTTCACGCTGTTTTTTTCTCTGTGTTGGGGTTTCATTCGGGTTTAATCCTACTCCGGTTACTTGATGTATAGACTTACAATGCTCATCGTAATCACGGAGCATTTTTTCTAATAGTCTATTTAATTTTACATCACTCATTACCCTTCCTGTTGTGCTTTATATAGAAGAAACATTTTGTGCCATTCCAGAAATGAAACAGCTATCTCCGGATCCTGAACCGCCATCCAGGAATCAAATTCTTTGAATACGGCCATAACGATCTGAGCGGAAACTTTATCCGATAATAATTCAATGGCCTTTGTTACTGCTGAAATAGCTTTTACATCAATGGTGGCATCTTTTCCCTCGGAAAGATCTCCGAGTTCTTTCATGAGCACCTTTTTAATGTTATTAGGTGCTGATAAATACTGTTGTCTTTTATCGTCCCAGGAGATATCTCCCTGAACACCTTTTCTCCATCGGCCAACAGTCTGCTCTGTAACTCCGATATTTTCAGCAATAGCCTTTGCGGTCATACCTTCTTCCACAAACATTTTTTCGGCCAATGCCCTGAGTGGTTCATTATTGACCCTTTGTCCTTTTGCCATAATTACAATACACTTTTAGGCAAACTTCCAAACGTTTCAGTGTTTTTTCTAATAAAGTGGCAAGGCTTTCTGAAAGATTATTTATCGCAAAATCAGTGCTTTATGTTTGTGCTTTAAATATTAATCAAAAGCATTCAGGCACATGATATTTGGAATAAAAGACAACGTTTTAACAGCATACGGAACAATCTGGGGCGGTGATGGCACTGAGTTTATTTACTGGCTTTCCAGACTTGAAAGTTCTTATTCTGATATCACTATTAGGTTGCACACCTATGGTGGTAGTGTATTTGACGGAAACCTTATGTGTAATGCTGTCGAAAGATCCCCTGCAAACATTACTATTATTATAGACGGACTCGCTGCAAGTATGGGTGCGATTTTCATTCTATCCTCTAAGGTCGTGAAAATTGTAAATAACGGATACGTGATGATTCACGCACCCTCCAGCGGTTCCTATGGCAATGCAAAAGACCACGAATCAAGTGCTAAGCTCCTTCGTATGATGGAGCAGAACTTTATTGACAAACTGGTACTGAGAACCGGGAAAACAAAAGCTGAAGTTACTACGTGGCTCCAATCTGATACCTGGTTAGATGCTCAAGAAGCAAAAGATCTGGGAATCGTTTCCGAAATCATTCCGGCAGCAGTAGAAACTGTATATCCTGCCTTTGTCCCAGAAGAAATGGGAGAAACAGAAGTATATAACATGTATGCTTGTGCTCTTCTTACCAATATATCAAAACCTGCTGTAAAGGCTTTTCTAGCTTCTTATGATCAGCAGCCTCCTGAAAATAATTCAAATTTTAATATCGACAATATGAAACAAGTGCTTATCACAGCATTGGGCTTAAGTGCGGTAGTTAACGCACAAAGTTCAGATACCGCCGTATTAGATGCGGTGCAAGGAAAAATGAACGATCTGCAGGCTTCTCTTGACAGGGAGAAAACAGCCAGAACCAAAGCAGAGAATGACCTGAAAGCCTATAAGGATGGTCAGATCAAAGCAATGATTGACACGGCTTCAGCTGGTGCCAGTAAAGCATTCACTGAGGACGAAAGAAAGGTGTATGAGAATATCGGAGAAAATTCCGGAATTGAAGCTTTAGCACACGTGTTGAAATCTTCAAACAAACCGGCAGCCCCGAATATTTCCGCACATATTCAAACCGGAACACCTGGTGCTGGTGTAGCAGGTCGTGAGTCATGGGACTTAGATAAGTGGCAGACAGAAGATCCAAAAGGTCTGGAAAAGTTGGCTACTGATGACAAAGAGGCCTTCGATAAATTGTTTAACGCTAAATACAGTAAATAATGGAATTAGTAGATGGAAACTGGACCAAAACCTATGTGGATCCCCAACTTTTAGAAGACTTCAGAAACTATAATGATGCCTTTATCGGTGTTTTAAAACGTCCAAATCCCGCAGCTATTGATACTGATGGTATCAAATTTAACAAGCTGATCAACAATGTTGATTTTGTTGTGAATGCCGATGTGGATTTTACACCAAAGCAAATGACTGGGCAAAAAGGTCTTGTTGAGTGGGATAAACTGGATACGACTCCAACAGCTTACACCGATGCGGAGTTAAGAGCTATGGCTTATGACAAAGAAGCTGCTATCCGTGTAGAGCATACCAACTCCTTTAAAATTGGGGTTCGTAGATATGCATTAAATAAGCTTGCTCCAAAACAGCATAAAGCTAATGCTATGCCGGTTATTAGAACTACTGGTTCTGAGCATAATGGTCGTTTAAGAATGACTTATGCCGATTTGAATTCGTTCCTTTTCGAAGACTTGGTAAAGCTAAACCTAAAGGATAAAGCAAGCTTTTATTTCATTTTAAGTGATGAGCACAAAGCAGATCTTGTCATTGACAGAGCCAGCACAAACAATTATCGTGATCTGGAGCTTGATAAAAATACCGGAGAGCTGAAAAGATTCTTTAATCTTCAGATTTTTGAAAATACCGAAACTCCATTGTATAATCCGGCAGGTGTAATTAAACCACTAGGATCTTTACCGACTGCTGGTGATCAAGGATCTTCTATTTTCTTTTATGCACCCAATACGGTACATCACATTGAAAGTGTTACTACACTGTTAAAGCCAATGATTACAGATACCAGAAGCAAAAACCCAACAGCGGAATGCAGGCTTCACTGTTATGGTCTTACCGATAAAAAGCAAGATCATGGTTTCGGTGCTGTTGTTTCCGGTATTCCAACCCCTTAATAACCTTTTATTATGGCAAATAAAGCGCAAAAACAGTATGCAGCGAGTTATCTAAAAGATAATCCTGCTACACCCGCTCTTTACCTTAATCCAAAAGGCGACTGGTTCACCGATATCAATTGGGCAAACTATAGTCTGGAGAAGGATAAAGAAGGGAAAACAATCGGCAAAATCGAAACCTTTAAACAAGGTCAAAAGATCGATGCTGGGAACGATGATCCAACAACCTAAAATTTTAACCAATGTCAAATATTAAAGGAGTTAATATCGTCAAGGGAAAGGTTGGAGCTAACAGGCTGGGAAGTGATGATTCCATTAGTGGAATCGTCCTTACCGGACCTAAGCCTTCAAACCTTGAATTTGGAGTTCCTGTAGTGGTCTATAATCTTTCAGATGTAGAAAGCTTAGGAATTACAAAAGAGTATGATCAGACAGGTAACGTTCATGTCTATGAACATTTGTCTGAATTTTTCCGCCTGGCAGGATCAGGCACTGAGCTTCATTTGCTTTTAGCCGAGCAAAATAAAAAGCTTACAGAGCTTTGTGAAGGTCCGGCTGAGGCTTTACTTATTTCTGCTGAAGGGAAAATAAAGCAAATTGCTATCGGGGTTAACCTGGCAGCGGATGCAACAATAACCATGTTAAATGGTCTTCCGGATGAAGTCTATAATTCTATTGCTAAGGCAAAATTATTGGAAGAATGGTCTGAAGAAAATTTAATGCCGGTTTCAGTCTTTTTGGAAGGATACAGCTATGGTGGTTCTGCTGCAACTGCTGCAGACCTTAGAGATATCCCAAACTTATCAGCTGAAGGCGTTACCCTGGTGATCGGTCAGGATTATGATATCGCAGCAAAGAGAACCGGAAGTGCTCAAAAATATGCCTTTATCGGTACGGCCTTGGGTGTTTGTGCCTCCTGTACTGTTAACCAGAATATTGGAGAAAACGAGACCAAAAATCTGACTCATGAAGCCAGAAAACTTTTGGTTAATCCTGGACTATCAAACCACAAAAAGAATACTGAGCAGTATGCGGATCTGCAGACGCTGGAAAACAAAGGTTATGTCTTTGGGCTTACTTATACAGGTATGGCCGGAGTAAGGCTTAATAATGATCATGTGTGTTCTCCGGTTGTTCTGGATGATGACAACAATATCAATGAGCATTCGGTAGCCTATGGGCGTACTGGAAAGAAAGCCCGGAGAAGCTTAAGAGCTGCTTATCTGCCTAAAGTAAAGACAAATTACATGGTCGATGCAGCAACAGGAAAAATGAGCCCTGGTGTTGTCATATTTCTGGAATCGATTGGTGATGGTGTATTTGCTGACATGGTTCGGCGTGGAGAAATTACCACCGGGAAAACCTATGTGGATCCAAACAGTGATCTCCTTGTGGAAAAGGTACTGAAAGTTGGATACAAAATAGTACCGAGAGGCAGTATCGGGGAAATTAACGGAACTATTAACCTTAAAACACAGCTGTAATGAGTGATATTATCGTAAATGGAAAAGCTTATGATAGTGTTGATGTAAAGACACAAATCAACGGTGTACCGATCAATGTCAAATCTCTTACCTATGGTAATGAGCAGGAACACCAGCTCAATCATACAATGAGTGTAGATGCCACTTCCTGGTCACATGGCAAAAATACACCTAGTGCTTCAATGACAGTCATGATGGCCGATATCCTTCCTTTGGAAGTTGCTGCTGGTGGGAATATTAGGAAAATTAAACCTTTTATTATCACTACAGAGTATGTGAATGACTATAATATGATTGTTGTTGATCGTATTGTGGCAAAATTCAAAAGTGACGGTCGTGATGTTACCGGTGATATGGGGCTTGAAAAGCAGTATGAACTTTTTGCTCTTAAAGTCGATTTGAACGTAGGTGCTCAGACCGTGGCCAGAATTATTAATTAATCTATAATAAAGTATAAAATGTCAGTTAAACAAGTATCAAAAGAAGAAAAAGAAGCTCTAAAAAAAGAGCATGGAGATAAGTTAAAATCCTTAATCCTGCCATTGGACGATGATGGTAATGACGAAATCGAAGTGCTTGCGATTATCCCTACCAGATCAGTGGTAGGTCAAAGCATGAAGTTTATGAATTCGGATCCTAAAAAAGGTCAGGAGATTCTGGTAAAAAACTGCGTCTTAACTAGTAAAGAACAAGTTCTTGGTGATGATGGATTATTCTATGCAGCAGCAGGACTGTTAACGGAACTTATCCCAATTCGTACGGGAAAGTTTGGGAAAGTTTAGAAGCCTGGTCCGGACTAAACTATAAAGAAGACGGTGATTTGTATATGAAGGCTGATGCTCTGTTGAGCTTATTCCTTCATATACCTTTCCCGGAAGAACTTCCGGATCATGTATGGGCAATGAAGTGGGCACAGCTCAGCTGGCTTGCAGACAAAGGGCTTTTAAGTGTTAAAAAAGATATGTTATGACAAACGGGGAATCTATTGTGATTAATCTTGCTGCCAGGTATGCAGCTGCTTTTGGGATCATAGCCATAAGCAATAAGATTAACCAGGTAGTGGCAATAAAAGAGGATAACAAGTATCAGGTAGAGGTTTATGAGGACTTTGATGGCACTTTTGAAGAAGTGTATATGGAGTATAATGATAAGGAGCTGAAATTTTCCGGAATGCTTGAGGGTGATACTTCTTCCATTTATGCACCGCCACTAATGATAAATTTCTCAAAGGATAAGAATCTGATTGAAACCGATGTTTCCGGAGGTGATTCTGTAGTTATCGAACGCTGGGGAACAAAGCCCTGGAACATAGATATCAGAGGAATTCTGATCGATACAGAAGTTCATAACTATCCATCTGAAAAGATAAAAGAGCTTTGCCGGCTATTTAATCATAATGATATTATTTCCGTTGTTGGCCAGCAGTTCTATGAAAAAGATATTAAAAGTATCTATTTAAAATCAGTCGATATCACTCCGGTTGAAGGCTTTGCGGACACTATCCAGTTTACGTTGAAGGCTAGCAGTATTAACCCGGTAACCTATACACTTTTAAAGCCAAATGAATAATGTCATACTATCATTATTATAACATTGATGTCAGGATTACCATTGCCAGAAAGCTTCAGTTTTCAGTTGTGAAATCAATTACCATTGAGAGCACGATTGAAAAATTTTCTGACACTGCAAAAATAGAGCTGCCCAGGGAATTTAAAAACGCCAAGCTTAACGATAAAGGTGAATCGATTGCACAGAAAAACCTTCTGGATTATCTGCAGGTAAATGATTCGATACTGATTGAGGCCGGATATAATGGAGAACTATATACAGAGTTTTCAGGATATATAACCGACATAGGTGCTGAAATACCAATTATTCTGGAGTGTGAAGACGAAATGCTGAAGCTTAAAAAAATGCCGATGATCAATAAAACATTTTCATCGACAACCTTAAAAGAGGTCCTGAAGTTCATCGCTCCGGGTTATGAAATTGAAGCTTTGGATATACCTCTGGGTAAATTCCAGATCGAGAGAGCAACCCCTTACCAGGTAATTGAAAGCCTAAAGGAAAAGTACATGGTTAGATGCTTCTTTAAAGATCGGAAGCTTTATGCCGGTTTAACAGTGGATTTTAAACCTCAGGCAGTACATGATTTTACATTCGGGAAAAACATCCGGGAGAGTACAGATCTGAAGTATAAAGTCAAAGACTCTAGGAAAAGATTTATTAAGGCGGTGTCCATGCAAAAAGGAAGTGCCAGCAAAAAAGTAACCTATGAATTCGGTGATCCGGGAGAAAGTGAAATATCGCTGCACGCTCCTTTAAATCTTAATCAACAGCAGCTTAAAGAATGGGCAGAGAAGTATTATAACTCTATGGTATTTGACGGTTACGAAGGAAGTATTGACGGCTGGTTCTTCCCCAGGACAGAACCTGGAGACTCAGCAAATATAAAAGATCCTAACTATCCTACAGGATATCGTGACGGACAGTATTTTATTGATGGTGTAACGACCACCATTAATGAAACAGACGGAATAAAAAGACAAAATAAAATTTCATCAAAAATCAAAAGCAATGAAGAATATAATCGGCCTACTTATGGTCATATTACTATTACTCCCCGGGTGCAGCGCAAAAAGAAAAGCGATACCAACACCGCAGCCGGTGGTAGTAAAAGCAAAGGATAGCACCAGTACTACTAAAACAGTAACAATTTTTCAAAGAGACACTGTTCTGGTAAGCAAACCGGATTCTGTTTATTACGAGGCCTGGATTGAATGTATAAACAATAAGCCGGTACTGCGTGATCCGGTAACTAAACAAACGGAAAATGCTAAAACAAATGTTTCCCTGGAGAACGGAAAGTTATCAGTCCAGGTTATAACAGAAGCCCAGGAATTATTTTTAAAGTGGAAAGAGAAATATATAAAGGAGCATACCAACAGAACTATAGAAACACCGGTTCCTTATCCGGTCATAAAACAGGTAGAAGTTCCTGCAGAACTTACCAGGTATCAAATATTTTATCTCACACTGGGGAAAATCGTCTTTTGGGGACTTCTGGTGTTTATTATAATTAAAATACCGTGGAAAAGTTTATTGAGGTAATCCGAAATCAGGCTGCCAGATCCGGAAGTGTAAAATACCAAACCTCCATCGGAACTGTAGTTTCTATTTCAGGAATGACTTGTACTGTATCGCGTGAAGATCTTCCGGATCTGGAGGATGTTCGCCTCAGTGCAATTGACCAGGCTTTTGATGATCAGATTCTGATCTATCCAAAAATAGGCTCTCAGGTTCTTTGCCTGGTTGTGGAAAATGAAGCTGCTGAAACAGCTATTGTAAAGTATACTGAAGTTGAAAAAGTGATCATGACCATATCCGGAGCAAAGTTTGAAATGTCCGGTGGAAAATTTGAAATCAGTAACCAAGAGAGCAGTTTAAAAAAAATACTCTCTGAAGGCTTTGATCAGCTAAAAAATGCAATCATTACCACGCCTTCCGGACCAGGGAAATTTTCCCCTGCAGATAAACTAAAGTTTAATGAATTAAAAGAAGCTTCACAGGCACTGCTTAAGTAATGGAAAAGGAAATTTTAGTACAGAAGATTATTCAGATCCAGGACGAGCTCCGAGAAGAAACGGATGAAGAGAAGGCAAAAGAACAGTTTGCCAGAAAACTTGCTGATGCTTTTGAAGCCTATTTAAAGTCTCTTACAATTTCGATTACAGGAACTTCTAATCAGGGAGCATTTACAGGAACCGGAAAAATACAATAGAATGAGAGAGGATATCAGCTTAAACGAAGACGGATCCCTGGTGATCAGAAATGGTGATTTTGTCATTGGTCCATCCGATACTCAGCATGTAAAGGATATTGTGCTGGCGCATCCGGGAGAGTTTAAAGAGTTTCCCATGTTAGGCTTTGGAGCTCAGCTGCAGTTAAAGAAAAACCCGAACGATCTGGCGTTTAAACGTGATTTAAAGATACAACTGGAGTATGATGGTTATCCGGATCCGGACATAGATCTCTCCGGAGGCTATGAAAACTTAAAAATTAATATATAATGAAAGAATTGCATGTATACGGAAAATATATCTGGACTATTATTACAGCAGTTAAAAAGCCCTCTGTTCTGATTCCTGCAATGGGACTGTCTATATCCTTAAGTAGTTATCATTTAATGATCTTTCTATTATTAGGACTGCTTTTGGCTGATTATATTACAGGTGTTCTTGCATCATGGGCGGTATGGAAGCGTGAAAAGAAAGAAGGAAGATTCAGAACCAATGGCTTTACAAGTGAGAAAACACGCTTAAGCCTTATAAAAATTGTTACTTATTTTTTATTCATAATTCTGTCCTGGTGTTTAGAAATGATATTCCGGATTAAACCTTTTGAGTTAAGCTGGATTGACCATGAAATAACACTCACCTTTATTGCAATGGCCATTAGCTGTGCAATTGAGTTTTACTCCATATTCTTTGAGAATTTACCTCGTGCCGGCTTCAGTATCTGGGGTATGCTAAAAAAGATTGTGAACAAGGCAAAAGAAGCTAAGAAAACTTACAACGATTTCACCAATGGCAGTAACAGTACTACATAATCAATCGCTTTTAGATATTGCCATAAAAGCCACGGGAAAGGCTGAAAATGCCATTTTCATTGCTATAGCAAATAATATCAGTATAACGGATGATTTAGAACCGGGATCGGAGCTGATTATTCCTGAAATGGAATGGGATGCTGATGTGAAAAACTATTATGCAGCCAAAAAGCTGGAACCTGCAACCGCTATCAGAGATAAAGACATTAATTACCCTGAAGGGATTAACTACTGGGAAATAGAAAAGAACTTTAAAGTACAATGAGAACCATTACAGACATATATAATGCGCTTTTAGCCGAAAAAGAAAGACAAGCCGAATTAAGCGGCCTTACATCCAATTCAAAGGCAGCAGTATGGAAATTGATGTTTTATATTGTGGCTTTTGCGATCTATACCCATGAGCAAATATTTGCAGCTCATCAGGCAGAATTGGAAGTCTTACTTAGAAAGGAGAAAGCTCACGGCCTTTTATGGTACAGAGAAAAGGCTAAAGCTTTTCAATACGGTTTTCAGCTCTTACCTGATAAAGATCAGTTTGATAATACCGGAAAAACGCCAGAGCAAATTGAAGCTTCTAAAATTATCAAATATGCTGCTATATCTGAAGACGACAAGGAAAGCCGTTTAATTTTAAAGATTGCCACTGAAACCGAAGGGAAATTGTCACCAATTACAGAAAGCCAGTATAATGGTTTTAGAACATACGCAAACGAGTATAGAGATGCAGGTGTGAAAATCACAATTATTAACTACCTGCCGGATATTTTAAAAATGCATCTTCAAATAAAGGTAGATGATAAAATAATCGATGAAAACGGTTTTCACCGTTTACAAGGGAACAAACCTTTTGAGGATGCTATCAATGAATTTATGAAGGAACTTCCTTTCAATGGTGAATTAATGCTTAATAGCCTGGTAGATAAATTGCAAAAAGTTCCTGGTGTTATTGATCCTTGGTTATTCACTGCGGATTCTAAATGGCTTGATCCTAAAACCGGAGGCTATGGCAACTATGAACCAATATTTATCAGTAAAATACCGGAGTCAGGATATTTCGATGTCGACTGGCCGAGTACAGTAATAGAATATAAAACAGTTAAAAATGTGGTATAAAGTAGATTTTCGCAAACTGGGAGCTTTAAACCTTCCGATAAATTGGAGGTCTCCTTCTATGATTGCAGTTGTTAACGTTCTTACTGCCCACATGGACACTGTAAATGATGAGTTTAACAACAACCGTAATTATAATATAGAGCGTGCAGTACATAATAGCCAGTTATGCAATTTGCGAGGGCTTTTGAATGATAAGTTTGATTCAGACAGGAGGATAACCATAGAAGATCCAATAAATAAACAGGAAACCTACATCTATACGGATGCAGAAAATAAACCAAAATACCTGGGTGAATTAGCCTTATATCCCGCCAGTGAATTTTCGGATGATCAGGTAGATTTCATCGTAAAAGTGCCAAAAGCATTAACAGACTATTATGATCAGATATATAATACTGTAGACTATTACAGACTTGCATCTAAACGCTTTAGAATAGAACTCATATGAAAACATTTAATTTCAATCAAACAGGAGGTTTTAAGGTAACTACCGAAACCCTATCAGATATACAGGACGCTTATTCTATTATCGAAGGCGTTGCAAGAGTAGCCGGTAATCTGGCTATAATTTCCGGATGTACAGAAGCTGGCGGAGGTGCAACGGTTAGCGATGGCGTAGTGATGATTAATAATGAGCTATTAGATTTCAAAGGTGGTGCTAAACAGAATACTGTTATTATTCGTGAAATCATTACCCAGAAGAAATTTGAAACAGGTGAAATGAAAGATGTTATTAAATATCGGTTTGCCACTTTCGGTTTTTCAAATGATTATTTTGCCTGGACAGCCTTTAAAAGAATACCTCCTTTAAATACTCTTGAAGCGAGGTTTAAAAATATTGAAGATTTTATTCCCACAGTTCCGCTTCAGCAAATTGAAGCTCGTTTAACCAAATTGGAGCGTGCATCTAAGCCAATTCTTGACGGGAATGCACCTGTACTATTTATGCGTCCGGCAAATGAAATTCCGGAAGGTTGGGAAGAAGCGACCGAATTTAGAGGACGTTTTCCTATAGGACTAAATCCTGATGATCTGGATTTTGCCCAGGTATTACAAGCTGGAGGAAATAAAAAGCATACACTCACTATGTCGGAACTGCCTAGGCACAGCTTTAAAATATTTGGTGGTGATGGAATGAATACGGCAACAATTGCCAACAATCCAAACGGAACCGCTGCCGGAAAAGGTGATTCACCTAATGACAATGAAGATTGGAATTATACCATAACATCCGCAGGCGGCGAAGCTTGGGCGGGTAACACCAACACTCTGGGTGGTGACGGGGCTCATGATATTATGAACCCTTTTAGAGTAGTAATATTTATCAGATTTAAAGGTTAATATAATGAAAAGACCTCGTAATACATTAAAAACATATTTTCAGAAAGGCAAGAAACCCACTGAAGAACAATTCGGTGACCTTCTGGATTCTTATACTCATAAAGATGATTCTATTTCCATTGATAACGTGGATGCACTTCGGACGTCATTAGACAGTAAACTGGATAAAGGTGCTGAAAGTTCTCTTATTGCTGCCTTTGATGAAAAAGTAAAACAGGCAGAAGACGCAAATAAAGCATATTTAGGTATTGCAGAACAATCCTCTATAGCTCCGGAATTTGGTTCATTCTGGTATAAGGTTGAAGCCGGAAATATAACTACTTTCGCAAACCTCATAGATTCTGCCAGTAATCCAATTAGTACAGTTGCTGATGATTTTGAAAAAGACGGAACTTATTTCGATGTGACAATTGAGGTTAAAAACCGTATAGCAAAAAAAGTAAAGAGCAAAAAGGATTCTTCCAAAACGCCTAAGTGGAATAAAGATGTGCAATACACTAAAGGTACGCAAACCCTATTTTCTGGCCGTATGTGGGAATCTAATACGATTTCTAAAGGTGATCTTCCCGGAGTATCTGATAGATGGGATGAAGTAATAGGGAGTAAGTATACCACTCCTGTGGATATATATGCAATTTCAAGATATATCAGAGCAGATGGTGAGTTTGGCGGTTTTGACGCTTATATCGGTTCTGATAAAGTAATGCTAAAACAAGGCGAAAAGATTTCTGCCAAATTAGTGGGTGAATATATCGGAAATATAGCACTGGGTGTTTGGAGCTTAGACGGTATTTTCCAGCCTTCACAATCTATGTTTTTTAAGGATAATGCCAATGTTCACGAATACAATTATACTGCTACAGGTGATTGTTTAGTTGCTGTGTGTACCCTTAGAAGTGGAGGAACGCCAATAGGCGGGGCAGAAATTGGATATTTTGGAATTACGAATCTTGACATTAATAATGAAAGGTCTAGCAATGGTGTTGCTGGATATTCAGAATTTAAAAAGTTTAAAGACAATAAAACACTTACTATACTTGATAGCTCAATATTTAAGGGGATAGGATATTTTACACCGGAAGGACAATTGAGTGGCTATTATCCGCAATTGAGATTTACTGATTTATTCAAACTAAACAACGGTGATCATGTAGAATGTTTATCCAACATTCAAGGTATACTAGTATTTGAATTGGATAAAAAGACGGTCAGAAACGTGCCTTCACCTATCAATGTTGATGGTGAACCAGAACGTAAATTATTTTCCTATACAGCCGATGCCGAGTGTTACGTAGTTTTTCAATCCGGACTGGTTAACGATGTGCCTTCAGCTTCAGTGAAAGTAATGTCAAATTATTACACTACTCCGCATGACATTAACAATATAAGCAGCTCTAATAGTGTAGCTTCTTACAAAGAGGTAAAGCAATTATTAGATAATAATAAGATTTCTAATTACAGCGTTTCATTTCTGCGTAATGTAGGCTATAATGATGGTCAAGGTGTAAATCCGAGTGTCCCGGATTGGAGGTACTCAAATTTAATATTTGTATCCAAAGGATCGTCTATATCGGCTTATTTAGGCACTGAAAAATATGATCCAGACCCTAACGGCGAACAGGTTAACGTACTTATCCGGGTATATAACTCTGATGGTGTAACGTTAAAAACCGTAATCAGAGGTAATTTCGTTGGAATGGGAACCGTTGGATATGTAACGGAAGAAGATTGTTATATCGGCTTTAATTCCTTTTATTCATCTGCTATGCCCTCTATTACGATTAATGAAGGTAAGATATATGCAACACCGAAGGATATTACCGGAGGCTCTGGGGGCGGTGTAGGAAAGTTTATTCCGAATATAACGGAGAACAATCCAAAGCAACTAATCAAAATAGCTCTTACAACGACTGACCCTATACCAGAGGCTAAAGGAACGCTGATGAAAGGTTCTGGAACATTGGAAATTGATAATGTTAAGTACGATCTATTTATGACGTATGAGGTGCAGGGTTCTTCGTCTGCTGCATATCCGGAAAAGAACTGGACAATATCACTTTATAGTGATGCAGGGTTTACAACGTCTAAGAAAATAAGACTGGCCAATCTATTGCCATATAGTGAATACGTGCTAAAAGTCAATTATATCGATCCGACACATGTAAGGAATATATCAGCAAATCGAATTTGGGAGCAAATGATTCAGACAAGAACAGGATTCCCTAAACGTGAAACTGATTGGGCGCTTATTGGAAAACAACACCCGGAAAACATGGAAACGGGAGCCTTAGGCCATGTTGAAGGTTACCCGGCAATATTAACCATTAACGGGGTTTTCTATGGCATAGGCACGGTTAATATCGGTAAAAAGAATGATAATTATGACTTATTAAAAGATGATCAAACCCATATACAGATAGAACTAGCCAACGCAGTTGATTTTCACCTTATGAATAATACTGAAGTGAGAGTACCTAAGACGGTGATAGCTTTGACAAATCAGAATATACAGAAGTTTGCAACAATGGCGGCCAAAGTAGGTGCGGAATTTAGCGCAGCAGCAAGGCAAATGCTTTGGAGTACAAACGTTGTTGATTTCTACCTGCTTTTAGAATTTTTTCAGTTGATAGACTGTGTTAGTCGTAATAGTCATATCATGAGTTATAATAGCTTTGATAAAGTATTGTTCACTCCGTATGATCTTGATAGCTGGGCAGCCGATGTTTTCGGAAATCCAAGCTCTAACCCTGAAGCTTCCGTCTGGGATACTGCCGTTAATGTTCCGGATAACACGATTATTTTTTGGCGTGATAAGGTAGGCACAGAGTACAGACAGGAAATACTTAATAGGTATGCATATCTAAGAAGCTGTGGAGTGTTTTCGCTCGATAACTTCTATAATGTAACCAGAAATCTAACATTAAAATTCGAGCGAAGTAATTACGAGAAAGATGTCACTAAGTGGAATAAAATGCGAGATAATACTATTCAACTGCTATACAACTACATGGATAGACGTATAAAGTACTTAGATGTAAGATTCGGATATATAAAATAAAGAATCATTATTCCTGGAGGAAAAACGTCCTCCGCTTTAAAAAAATAAAATATAAATATACTATATGAAAACTTACACACAGGCACCATTGCCGTTTCAAGGTCAAAAAAGACGATTTTTAAAGGATTTTAAACAAGCTTTAAAAGAATTTACCCCCCCCATGAAAATTTGA